CGGTTATCTGGGTCGACGAGACCGACTTCGAGGTTGTCAACGTCGAATCATTCACGACGACAACGATCACGCTCGCGACCTCGACCGCGAACGCCTTCGACGCCGGCGCTATCGTGATGCCGCTACGGATCGCGCAGCTCTTGTCGCCGGCGGGCTCGACCCGGCAGCACCTCGGCGAGACTCGCTACCGGCTGCAATTCATTGTCACCGACAACGACACCGAAATCGCCGACGATTCGGCATTCTCGACGTACAACTCGAAAGTTCTGCTCGACGACCCCAACTTCGGCGAGTCGGTGCGAGAAAGCTACACCCGGAAGGTTCATGTTCTTGACGGCGGGAGCGGACTCCGCGCACCCTACACGACCTCAGACGTCGCGCGTCGCACGTCGCACAAACAGTTCATCACTGACTCGCCTCAGACCCTTTGGGAAACCCGGCAGCTTCTCCACGCGCTTCGGGGTCGTCAAGTGTCGTTCTACCTCCCGACCTTCGGCCAAGAGATCACCCCGACGCAGACTCTTGTAAGTGGGACCGCAACGATGGACGTCGCGAACGTTGGCTTCACCGACACGGGCATGGTGTCGCCGCGCGACGAGATTCGGGTCGTCAAGACCGACGGCACAACGCTCGAACGCACCGTGACTGACGTGTCGGAAATCGACGCTGACGAAGAGAGAATCAGTGTTGACGAGAATTGGCCTTCAAACATCACGGTTGATGAAATCGACCGCGTCGAAATCCTCGAGCTCGTGAGACTCGACTCAGACAAGATCCGCATCCAGCACAAGGAGGTCGGCGGCGATGCAACGATTGACCTCCCAGTCAAGGCGGTTTTGACGTGAGCTATGTCGTCGAAGAAAGCAGCGCCGAATCAGGACGCCCGATTGAGCTCTTCCAGATCACGTTGGGATCTGACGTGTTTCGCTACACCTCCGCGGCCGAGGACATCACCGCCGATGGGAACGATTGGAACGCGATTCCGATCTTTCGCGGCGAGATTGAGCTCGGCTCCGACGCCCGCGGTAACCCGCTAACGGTGACGGTCGGTGGCGACAATCAGTTCGCGCAGAACTTCGTCGAGAACGCTCCGCCCCACATGCCCGAGATTGAGATCTTCAGTGTGCATTTTGGCGACATCTCCGACGTCAGCAAGATCTGGGAGGGAGAAATCACCGAAATCGTCTGGGTCGACGACGCCGCCTTCGCTCAGATCATCGCCCGCCCGCCCGAGGCGGGTCTCGACTCGCGCACGCCGCGCCGCGATTCGGGCGCACTCTGCCCCTACATGCTCTTTGACACACAATGCACGGTCTCCGAAGCATCGCACAAGTACGACGGAATCGCCGGTTCTGTCAGCGGGAACACGCTCACAGTGTCTGGGCTCGATGCCGCGAAGCTAGTCGGTTGGGCGACAGCCGGCAAGATCGTCTTCGGCAACGACTATCGAGTCATTGTCGCTCACACCGCAACCGACACGCTCGAGCTCGGCTCCCCGCTCAACGAAGATCCGACAGGCGAGACGGTCTCTGTTTACGCCGGCTGCGATCACACGCTCGCAACGTGTAACTCGAAGTTCTCGAACGCCGCCAACTTTGGCGGTCGTCCCTACGTCCCCGGGCGCGACATCAACGAGTCGGGGATCTCCTAATGCACTTTCTCGTTTCTTTGGGACTCACCGCCGCGGCGCAATATCTGTCTTACCGCTTTCTCCGGCAAAAGGAAGACGACGCCGACATCCCCGATATCTCGGTGCCGACAACGTCGGAGGGGCGAAAGGAGCCCTACGTCTTCGGGCAAGTCTACATCGAATCGCCGAATGTTCTTTGGTGGGGCGACACCCGAGTCGAAGAGGATCGCGAAGGAAGTTGGACGCACATTATCACGCCTTGGAAGGACCGCGGCAAGCTCGTCGGCTATCACTACCACGTCGGCATTCAATACGGGCTCTGTCAGGGAGAGATTGACGAGATCGCCGACATCTGGATCAATGAACGCAAGGTCGGCGAAACATGGGACACCGAGGGAGAGACGCGCAGCTTCATTCACTCGCTCGGCCCAGACACCGAGGGAGAGGGTCACTACGTTAGCGTCGTCGACGGCTACCTCGGCTCGTCGACGCAGGCGGTGAACAGCTACCTCGACTCGTTGGCCGAGCTCGACCCGCTGCCGGCCTACCGAGGGCTCGCGTATCTCGTCTTCCGCGGACCCTCCGCGGATCGCTACGATTCCGAAGGTGGGCTTGTCGGCCGCATCGGCAACCAACCGAGGCCAAAGAAGCTCGCCGCCGAAGTTCGCCGGCTCACCAGCGTCAACCCACTCTCGCTCTCGACCGCCAACAACAAAATCGGCTACAACTCGCGCCAGCTCAACCCGATGAGCGTCGCTGTTCACCTCATCACAGACGCACAGCACTTGAACGCGTCGATCTCTGACGTCGACACGACCATTTTCTCGACGGCCGCCGCCACGCTCGCAACCGAAGAGAACGGGATGTCGCTGAAGGTCGAAGCCGATCAGAAGCTCGAAGACGTGTTGAACATCATCGAAAAGCAGATCAACGGGTTCATCTTCAAGAACCCAGCGACCGGGAAGTGGGAAGTCAAGCTCGCGCGCGCTGATTACTCTATCGGCGATCTCGATCAGCTCGACGAGGACAACATCGAAGAGATCGTCGAGTTCCGCCGGCCAACTTGGGCAGGAACGACGAATCATGTCAACATCAAATTCACCCACTACGACTCGTCAACCGACGCGTGGAAGAAAGACGCGTGGGCTCGGATGCACGACATCGCGAATTTCGCGATTCAGGGACGCTACGTCCCGATCGATCTTTCGTTCCCCGGGTGCGCCGATCCCGAGCTCGCGAACGACCTCGCGACGCGCGAGCTTGTCGCTCGAAGCCGCCCGTTCGGGTCGGGCATCATCAAGGCCGATCGGTCAATGTCGCATGTCACCCCGGGAACCGTGCTGAAGCTCACCTACGCCGGCAATTTGAACGTGACGAACCTCCCGATCCGGGTCACGAAGGTCGGCCGCGGCGCAATCGGTGGCGGCGTAACCCTTCATTTCTCAGAGGACATCTACGCCGCCGCCGTCGGCGCTTACAGCGACCCTCCGGATTCAGGATGGACAGACCCCGCCGCTGCCGCGGTGGCGGTGCCGACGAACGAGAGCTACGCAATCGAAATGCCGTATGCCGTCGCCCGCCGAGTCGCGCCCGAACCCGACGACGCGCTCGACTACCTCTGCTTCTTTGCGGCGCGCCAAGAGCTCGAGCATTCGCACAAGATCTACACCCGGGTCGGGTCCGACCCCTACGACCTCGATGCGTCCTACTCAACCTTCGCCCTGCTCGGAACCCTCGACTCGAATCTTGGCGCCGGCGCGACGGCGCAGCCGTCAGCCACTCCCGGCGAAGACATCGCGATCTCGAGCCTCGGCTATCCGGGCGTCTCGGAGACGTTCACCAAGACGCTCGGCGAGCTCGGCGGCAACCTCGAGCACCTCATCTTGATCGGCGACGAGTTCATGCTCGCTCGCGACATCGAGAACACCGGCTCGGGCTACAAGCTGAAGCGCGTCTATCGCGGCGTGCTCGACAGCGCCCGCCGCGACCACTCGGCGAGTGCTAAGGTTTTCTACGTCCAGACCATCACGCCGGGGAGCAAGAAATATGCTCAGGCGGCGACGGTCGACGTTCAATTTCGGCCCGTAACGATGACCGATGAACTCACGTCCGGCGACGCGAACACCGAAACCGTCACTCTCGCCAACCGCGGCCGCCGGCCCTATCCCCCGACCGAGCTCGAGATCGAGGGCACGCGCTACCCGACCGGGACGATCTCGCTCGACTCGACCACGGCTTCGGGCTCCGGCCTCGACGACGTTGGGTTCGACGTCGAATGGCGCCGGCGAGACTTCCGCATTTACGACGAGGTCACGAACACGACGGTCGACGCGGCGACGACGAACCCCGACTTCCCCTCGGCGACGACGACCCAATACCGAGCGACTGTCACCGAGGACCCGTCAGGATCGCCGACGGTGCTCTTCTCGACCGACTGGCAGAGCTCCGCGGCCGACGTCGTCACACGAACCGAGATCCTCGGCAACAACGCCGGCGTCGTGCCGAGCGAGCTCCGGGTCGAGGTCGAGACGCGCCACACGTACAACGGCACCATCTACACGGCGACGCAGGATGAGACGTGGGACTTCGACACGTCCTCGTCGGCCCTTTCCGGACTCGACAATCATGGCGTCATCGACAACGCCGACGAGCCGAGCTTCCTGGCCGACGCAACCGACACTTACGTGTTCACGGTCGGCTCGGACGTCTTCACCGGCAGCTACAAGCTCGAGGCGAAGATCAACGCCGGCTCCTATCAAGACGTCATCACCGCCGGCAACACAACCGGCACGCTCTCCGGCGTCTCGAGCGGCGACACCGTAACGTTCCGACACACTCAGGCCGGCAGCGACGACACGTTCACCCATCTCTCGATTCAGCAACAGACCGGCCCGACGGACGAAGGTTATGGGATCTTGCGAATCTAGGGTAAATGTGCTATAATCCCTGCGGAGGTTGGACATGCACTTGACCGGCGACGATCTCGAAGCGATCCGAGACATCCTACGCGAAGAGCTTCGCGACGGGCTCGTGTCAACAGGCATCGACGCCGACCATCCGCTTGAGTCGCAAGCCGACTTCCGCTTCTTGCGCGCGTGGCGCAAGACCGCGAGCTCGGGGCTCACGAAAGGCGTGATCGGCGCAGTCGCGCTCATCATCACCGCCGTCGTAAGCGCCGCCCTTGCAGGAATCGGCTTGAAACCCTAGCCGAACTGTGCTAGACTGGCCTCTCACCCTCGATGGGAGGTCCACCATTCCCCGGAACAAAGGAATCAACGCAGACGACGTCGTTCGACTCTGGGAGTCGACCGACGGCAACGTCTCCGCGATCGCTCGCGAGCTCGGGATCGCTCGGCGCACCGTCCGCTATCACCTCCGCAACGCCGGCGCCTACAAGCGCCCCTCAACCGCAGACACATCCGCCCCAGATCGACCCCGCGCCATTGGACTCCCGCCGGCCGGCAAGATCCGGCGAGTCATCATCACCTCCGCGCAGAACAACGTCAAGATTCACGCGGGGCTCTGGCGCAATCTGAAGGCGCTCGAGGCTCACTGGGGCGCCGAGATCTGGGTCGGGACGTTCACTTACAACCCGAACGCCTACGGCGAGCTCAGTGTGAAGCGCGGGACGGCGAAGCACCTCGAGGGGCTCTGGTACGACGAACGCATCCTCGAGCACATTGTCGACGAGCGAGTCGAGATTGCGCCGGGTCTCGTGTGGTGTGGCGAGATGAACATCTCGCCGACCCGGCAACGGCCGCTCTCGGGACTCGAGAGC